GCCTGCCCCTGCTTCCTTCTAATGAGAGAGTGAGCAAGAAAGAAGCGCAATTATTGGTTGGCGCATTGCAGGAGTTCCACGTCCTATCCGATCTCGGCGGCGATATAGAAGATCACGAAGTCGGGGAAATATAAGAAGTTTTAAAAATAATCAACAAAAGTGTGAAAAAAACGAACAAAAGTGTTGCATTTAAGTATTTAGATGGGCAATATACTCCCAACAGCGACAACATTTTTTTTCTTGGAGGTCTTATGACTACTTTTTATTCTCTCTACATCCCAGCCGGAACAAAGGTTCTAGGCAAAAAGGGCATGGTTGAACTCAGCGGCGATGCCTATATCAGCGGAGCTACTCGCGAAAAAGGCGGCGAGTTTTACTACACGATTGGCAGCCAGGAGTTCTATTGTTCCTCTGGCTGCTGCAATTTCTGGCAAGATTCTTAATTGATCGAGCATAGCGTAATACTCGAAGGCATTCTCAAGAGTGCCTTTCATGAATTCCACTAATCAAAAAGGTAGATAAAATGAGAAACATTATGGAAGAAATACTATCTGCGGCTTGTTTGAGCATTCTTGTTCTTTTTGTGTTTGCTGCTTTTTTCGGTGTTTTCTAATGGATTTTCTCTGTATAGAGTGCGATTTGCATCGCCATGAAAATCACGCTTTCAGTGCTATCAAAAACGGCTGCGCGTTATGCGTAGAATGCAATCGGCGTCTCGAAGGCGAACTTGGAAAAGGTTCGAGGGAGATGCCGCAGGTCAAAACAATAGGAACAAAAATGTACAGCGATTCTATAGCTGAATCTCTGATCAGTCGCGGCTATAATCAAGATATTGATTAAGAGGTCGTCAGAATGAAAAAGGCAAGCGGTAGTCGAAAATGTCCTAGTTGCGGGTGTTTGTTGCCGTCTCGCGGAGGTGTTTGCGATTCTTGCACAAAACTAAAATCGAAGATGAATAAGCTGTGGATAACGAGGAGCGATACAGATGGAAGCGATTACGATACTTCGAGCCAAGAGCCTGGGAGACGCAGCAAGTCAGCAAGATTTAAACAATAGCGAAAAGATTTTATCAGACGATCAATTAGCAGCCTGGAGAGACTTAGAAGGTTTTCTCGGCGTTCACCGTGAATATTACAACGGAGACGATGGCAATGTCTGGATGATTGCTGATTGGCTCTTTCTTTATAAAGTCTCAGAAAAGAAGCCGATCCGCGAAAAGGTTCGAATAGTTGGTATTCTCAGGGAAAACGAAGACAGCAAAGAGCTACTATTCGATTCTGAGATGTTCGAAGATACAGACGAGCACCGGAAGTACGCTCGAAAGAATAATTTATTGCTAGTCTAGGAGGCTATATGGAAAGAGATAGAGTGATGGTAGATTTGGAGCGATTTTTGGACGAGGAGGAGGGCTATAAAAGCCAAAGAGAGATCAGATTAGAGCGCGAGGAATATCTAGCTGATCATTGTGATTTGGAAGACTTTGAAGACTAAACAACATTCCGGGAGGAAATTATGAACAAAAAGCTAGATATAGCTATCAAATGCAGCATTCAAGAAAATCTGCACGATTACATTCAATTCGGCGAGTTCAGCCCGTCTCTTTCAGCGCTGGAAAGTATAGCGCACAAGATAAATACTTATTCTAATGCAGATTCTGTTTACGAAGCGATCGACGGTGATTCTGTGATCGGAATGAATCTATTCGCAATCGCTATGGAGCCGGACTACTTCGACGAGACCGCGACTCGGATTAAATTGCGTCAACTGATACTTCTTCAAGCGTCCACGGTTCTTCTCGGTTATGAATCTTTCGCTTGGGAAGTCTGGGAGCAGCGACAGCCAGTAGAGCCGGATATTAATGTTCCGATGCCGGGTAATTTATGAATTACTATAATGAGTGGGATTCATTCGCTGCCGAGTGGCTAAAACAACTAATTAAAGACGGTCTCATTCCAGATGGTGAGGTCGATTCTAGGAGCATTGCAGATGTCGAACCAGAAGAGCTCAAGGGATTTACACAGTGCCATTTTTTCGCAGGAATTGGAGGGTGGAGCAGGGCTTTGCAAATCGCGGGGTGGAGTCCAGACAGACCTGTTTGGACAGGAAGTCCTCCCTGTCAATCCTTCTCAACAGCAGGGAAAAGAAAAGGAAAAGACGACGAGCGACACCTCTGGCCTGTCTTCTTTAATCTCATCCGAGAGTGCCAACCTCCAACGGTCTTTGGAGAACAGGTTGCGGCAGCTATCCGATTCGGGTGGCTCGACGATCTACAAATTGACTTTGAGAAAGAAGGATACGCCGCAGGGGCGTTCGTACTTCCAGCTGGCAGCATCGGCGCCCCGCATAAAAGAGAACGACTCTTCTTCGTGGCCGACTCCGATTTTATCGGATATGAAGGATCGGGGGAATTGGGACGATCCAGTGGTTCAGAGGAGAATAAAGATAGGAAAGCAAGTTCCGCTATCAAGCCTAGTGCAAGCAGCTTGGCCGACCCCAACCACTCAAGACCACAAAGACACGGGGGATTTAAGCAACAGTATGGTAAGAAAGGATGGCAAAACTCGGTTGGATACAGTGGGGAGAGTAGCGAGCATTGTTCCGTGGGCAACCCCAACGGCAACAGACCCCAAGAGAGGCACGAAGCCACCGAGACCGCACGACACGGGGATTCCATTGACTCAGCAAGTTTCTGGTCTGGCTCAACTAACTCCGTGGCCGACTCCTCAAGCAAACAAAAACACCAAGAACAGCAAAAACCCGCAGAAAATGAAGGAAAACGGAGCGCAATCAACAATAGCCGATGCAGCGTGGATGACGAAGGACTCTGGGATTTATGGGAAAATTCCCAAATCATCTACTGCCGAGACGGAAAGCACCGTCCCATCCCAACTGAACCCGCGCTTTTCCCTCTGGCTGATGGGATATCCAATCGGGTGGGCATACTCAGGGGAGCGGGTAACGCGATTGTCCCGCAAGCGGCAGCGGAAATAATAAAGGCAGTGATGTGATGATTAGCCCAATTCTATGCGTCGCTATGGCTATCTACTTCGAGGCCAGGGGAGAGCGGCAGATCGCCGGGCAGATCGCTATCGCAGAAGTTATCGAGAACCGAGTGCAAGATGCTCGGTTTCCAGATGATCACTGCTCGGTCGTAAAGCAGGGCAGGTACTGGGGCGGGCATCCGATCAAACACCAGTGCCAGTTCACGTTCTACTGTGACCGGAAGCCGGAGACGGTGAACGATCATCAATCTTGGCGAACTGCTCTCTTGATCGCAAGCATGGCGCTAAACGGTGAATTCGTCCCGGTAACTCACGGGGCGACTCACTATCACTCGAAGTCGGTCGATCCGTACTGGTCGCACACTGGGAAGCTGACACAAGCGATTGGGCGGCATTTATTCTATAAGCTGTAGATGTGTTATACTCGCCAGATGCGATGCTTGGGGCGTTGCTACAATTTGCGCGGGGTGCAAATGAAGACATTTCCGAAACACAAAGTCGTCGGTATAGACGGCTTGATTCCGTATGCTCTGAACTCACGGACGCATTCTGACGCGCAGGTCGCGCAGATAGCCGCCAGCATCAAAGAGTTCGGGTTTCTTAATCCAATCATAATCGATGGCGAGAACGGCATAATAGCCGGGCACGGTCGCGTCTTGGCTGCACAGAAGCTCGGAATGACCGAACTCCCGGTAGTCGAAGCAGACCATCTCACGGACGCACAGCGTAAAGCATACGTTATAGCGGATAACCGTCTGGCCCTAAACGCCGGGTGGGACAATCAGGTTCTGACGACGGAGCTGGCTGCGCTTCAAGAGTTGGACTTCGATCTCGATCTACTGGGATTCGATGGTAAAGAACTCGCCGAGCTACTAAAGCCGGAAGTCGTCGAAGGGCTTACCGATGAAGACGAAGTGCCCGACGCTCCAGAGGTTCCGATAACAAAGCCGGGCGATATATGGGTTCTCGGTCGCCATAGGCTTATGTGCGGCGATAGCACCAGTATTGATGCGGTGGAGAGTCTGATGCATAAACAGCTTGCTGATATGTGGCTTACTGATCCACCATATAATGTCGCG